AAATTTATCCCAAATATATTTGTGCCAGAACTGAGGATTTTCAACAATGGCTGGAACACTGGTGCAGACTACAATGTTCTTTAACTCTTCGGCAGTAAGGTTCTTCAGCAATGCTGTCATAATCACAGTGGAATCAATGCCACCCGAATACATGATGGCAAAACGTTCGTTGTGTTCGTTGATTCTACGTTTAAAATCCAAGGCCTTGGCGTCTGACACTTCTGCAAATGTTTGACCAAAATCTGGATCATATGAAACCATTTGATACTTGGGGATCATTTCCTGTGGCCAGGGCAAAGTCCATTCGCTGTTGTCACGTGTGACAAATCTATTGGGGTTCAAACGTCTTGCAATGTCAATGAAAAATTTTCCACCTGGGCTGGTTGACTCATATGTTTCCTGCCAAAAACGATTTTGCAATCCGTTGAAATTAACGGAACTAAAATATAAAGTATCGTCCAAGTTCATAGCAGGTATCCTGAGTAATTGTCAAGGTTGAGTTTTGACTGTAGCAGATCGTCGGGTTCTGAGACTTCTTCCATCAATGCATAAAACTGTTTGCGCCAGTGCAGAGTCAATGGTGTATTGTTGGCTCTCCACATGTTGGCAATGCGCTCTAATGCTTCTTCGATGTTGTCACTGAAATACAGTATTCGTTTGATTTCTGTGGTAATACCAACTTTACTTGATCCATTGGCATTGTCTGGTATGGTAGACCAACCACCAGGGGTAATGTCAGATAGAAACGAAGCATAAGCACCCATGGGCACAAGGTTGTGTGTTAAATCACAGATCTTGGCCACATGCCAGGTGCGAATAACAAACTTAGCATATTCCGAAAACAACACAAAGGTGTTGAGATTTTCATTGTAGTTGTAGTCTGGAGGAAAGTCTTCGGCTAACATCAACTGTGGTGCATCAAGTTTTCTTACCACTGGCATTTGTCTGCTGAACAATAGTGCGGCCTGACCAGGAATGGGGTTTTTATTTTTAATGGTATAACTGGTGCAGTTGCCGTTGTGGACGTCAGTGATCTCATCCTTGTGCAAAATCAAAACTGCAATGGCCGGCATCTTGCTGGAAAGAATCTGTGCAATTTCCATTGACGTATATGGATCGTAGTTGTCAACTGCAAATAGCCTATCAACTCCTGGTGAGTAATAGACGTTAGCGTTGGGCCGACGCTTGAAGCCGTTCATGAAAAAACTGCTGATCTTTGCGCCCATAGTTTGACCCCAGGTCATAATTTCTCCTCTTGACGTTTTAATTCTTCTTCTTTGACTTCTCGAGCAATACGCTCTTGTGCTTCCTGCAAATGCGGCATGCGTTTGAGTTCTTCATAAATCCTCATCACACCATGTGCGGCATGAAATTTGTAAGCCCAGGGAAAAAAGGCATGTATGATACTGGTGCAGAACAGCCACAGCAGTCGTGAACCATTGTAGATGCTGTGCCAGCAGTGATACCAGTAACCCATGTTACTGTGATTTAAGTGGTGACGGGCCCTAGCCCAAAAGGGATATCGTTTCTTGGTCATTGTGCCTACTTATTGAAAAAATCTTGACTGAATTTTTCTAATCAAGTTGCTGCCGGTTTGTGTAAACACAAAAGGAAACACAGCATGAATTAAAAACACAATTCCTGCTGTCATGCTCATCACAGCCAACACCACAGCATGACTTAGGTGTTTAAAATACCCGACATTATTTTCATTGAGATGCTGATTAAACATCAATCCTCTCTAACTTTTGGTAGTCTGCAATCTTTTCTTGGTAACCAAAAGCAATGCCAAGTATGTAGTTGATTTCTCGTTCGGTGGTTTCGCGTTTGACAATACTGTTGCCAACAACCAGGCTATTGTCAGGAATTTCTTTGTTTTGTGCAACAATGGCATTGGCACCAATGATGCAATTGCGTCCAATCTTGGCACCATTGAGAATCACTGCCTGCATGCCAACCATGGAATTTTCACCTACAGTGGCACCATGAATCATGGCCATATGCCCAATGCTGACGTTCTTTTCTAATACTGTTGGGTAACCCGGATCAGTGTGAATTACTGCGTTGTCTTGTATGTTACAACCTTCGCCGACTGTGATAGTAGCGTTGTCGCCGCGTAATACTGCACCCGGCCAAACACTGACATTTGGTCCTAACTCACAGTCTCCGATCACTGTGGCTGAGTCTGCAATATAAGAATCAGCGGCATTCCATCTGGGTGTTTTATCTCGATATTGGTAAATGGCCATTTTCTCTCCAGTAAAATTTGCTGGGATACTTAGTCACAAAAATGCTGGTGCTCTAGCCAAGAATCGAACTTGAAATTCAGTCTTACCAAGACTGTGTTATGCCATTTAACTACAAGAGCATGGTCCCACCGACAGGGATCGAACCTGTTTCGTCGGATTTTCAGTCCGCCGCAATGACCACATTTGCTACAGTGGGAAGTAAATAAAGATATGGGTTACTTTAGACCAATTGAAATAGAACTAGAGCCATTGACGGTCCGAGCACACCAGTGGATTGAACAAACCAAAAGGAAAAACTTTATGGGCGACAAAAGTTTTCGTTTGCGGTTGAACATTGAACGTCATATCAATCCAGCATTGCTGGAATTCCTTGACAAGAAAAATTATTTTGTCCGCTATGGTGAAATTTTTTATACTGCCATAGACAGAGAATCTGCAATTCATTCCGACGGCGACCCTGCTGAATATACTGTCAGCAACGACATGGCTAAAATCAATCACATCGCTGGTGGTCGTGAAAGTTTAATGAATTGGTATCGTCCTAAGTCAACAAAGGATTATCAACACAATGATCAGGTCCGTAGCAAATATACGTTATATGAGCCCAACGACGTTGATTTGGTTGCCAGTGTAGCCTTGCAAGGCTGGAACATTGTTCAGGTGGCTCCGCCTCATAATATTGTCAATAAAATTACGCGACGTGTCTGCACAAGTTTGACAATAAGGCGTAAGGATACCCCTGACCTTATGCCTACTTACCAACAGTTGGTTAGAGCATTGCGTTGACCTAGGCGCTACGTTGAAATACAAACACAAATTCTCGATTTGAATTCTGATAGTCTTCCAGCATTTTGTGACCCAATTTCTTTGCCAAGTAAGGCAAGTCTCTGCGGGCATTTTCTTCCGTGGCCACCACATGCAGAGTCTGCCCTGGCTCTAGTTTTTCCAGTGCCTTTTTGACTCGTATGACCGGCAACGGACAAGTTAGCCCACGTAGATCAATTTCCATGTCATATTTTTTATCCATGACATTATTTAATAATGGTGCCCCGGGCGGGATTCGAACCCGCAAATAACCCAATATTATTCTCTTGGTTCTCGACCAAGTGACTCTACCAGTTCGTCCACCGGGGTCTAAATGCAAAACTTGGTGCTCGAGGCCGGACTCGAACCGGCACGCCTTACGGCGGGAGATTTTAAGTCTCCTGTGTCTACCTATTCCACCACTCGAGCATATATTGGTCCCTCCGGCGAGAGTCGAACTCACATCAGCCGCTTATCTGGCGCTACGGGGTATAAATCCGCTGTTTTACCGTTAAACTACAGAGGGCTTGTTTTGGGGCGACGTATGAGAATCGAACTCATGATAGCGGAATCACAACCCGCGGTTTTACCACTAAACTAACGACGCCATTGTAAATATGCTATGTCATCAACTATCATCACAGAACTGCGAGGCAATGTTCGCTATTATACAGTCTATGATGCCAAAGATCTAGTGGTAATTGCCACTACCAGTGAAAAAGTTGCAAAAAAATTCTGGCTTGATTGCAGTCGAGGACACACCGCTCGAACACTTTATATCTTGAGTCGTCGAGAACCAATGCCCAAGTCTACTCCACGACGCTGATTGGCCGGCCCTGAGAGATTTGAACTCCCAACTTCCAGTTTCGAAGACTGGCACTCTATCCAATTGAGTTAAGGACCGATGGTGGTAGTGGTTGGACTCGAACCTACGATAGCCTCCGTATGAGAGAGGTGCATTAGCCGCTATGCTACACTACCAAAAAAAAGCCTGCATACTTGCAGGCTTTGAACTAGATTGACTCTAGATTAGAAACTGCGAGTATAACTGAAGTTATATGCTTTTTCTGCGCCGTCCTTGCGAACAACGTCATACATGACACCAATGGTGTCTTTCTTAGTCAAGGCATATGACAAACCATAACGCATGGTATCACTGCGATCGGCGTCGGCATTGCTGAATGAATCGCGGAAGCGATAGGCAACACGAGCAGTCAAATCAGATGTGACTTTGAAGTTAACACCAGGTTCGACTGAGTAATACTCAACGCGATCTGCGCCCGACACACTCTTGACACCCACAGCAGTTCTAACATTGGCTGTCAATACGCTGGTTTCAAATCCAACAGCAGTGACACCAACTTCTTGGCGAACTGAGGTTGCTTGGGTGGTATTGTTGCGACTATTGATCACACCAATATCACCAGCAAACCCTTTGGCCAACGCGGTTCGAACCATAATGCTGGTTCTTACAGTTTCTTGACCGTTTGAGTCTGCTTCTGCTACTGCACCGCCCAAAGTCACAGATGTCTGTGCCATAGAGGTAGTAGCGGCTAGTGCCAATAATGTGGTTACTAAAATTTTCTTCATTATTACTCCTAAGTAAAAAAAGACCACTAGTAATAGGTCATACTACTAGTAGTGCATTTTTACTTAGTGCAACTGTTTGTTGTATTGCAAACCATAATATGGTGCTCAGACCAAGAATTGAACTTGGAATAACCGCTTATCAAGCGGCCGTTATACCATTTAACTATCCGAGCAAAAAGGATTCGTAAGTAGTAGCGTCCCTCATATCGCTACCATTTTCCCATGTAATTAAGCCGGCTGGGTCAAGATACGCCACTTGGGATACTGGTCCAGTATGTGCGCCGCCATGCACCCGGATCTTCCGATCCGTCGGGCATCGAACCCGCTACCTTCTACTATATCAGTCCTTCGAAGAAACCTTTATAGTGTGACTTTCTCTTGCTGACACTTACGAAACTTGGCAGTGAGTGTGGGATTCGAACCCACGCAACGACTTGACATCGTTGGACAGTTTAGCAAACTGTTGATTTCAGCCTCTCATCCAACTCACTATAATTGGCTGGGGATGATGGATTCGAACCACCACTGACGGAATCAAAATCCGTAGTCCTACCCTTAGACGAATCCCCAATTTTGGTCCGAGTGGCAGGATTCGAACCTGCGACATCCTGCTCCCAAAGCAGGCGGAATGAACCTGACTATCCTACACTCGGTAATTTCTCATATCAAGGGCGCACATTCTTTTCTGTCGTTTAAGAGTAGGCGGCACGCCGCACACTCCCCTTGCCTAAGACTTGGCACACCCCCAGGGATTCGAACCCCGACCAACGGTTTTGGAGACCGCTATACTGCCCTTATACTAGGGATGCATTATATCATATTGAAGCACACCAGACTGAGATTATTGTATGTTGCCTACGAGTTTGTCAACCACACGATTGTTGTCGTTGTTGTCAACAAAAACAGTCACGTGTTGAAATGATTCACCAGGCTCAAGGTTAATGAAACTTAACACAACCACTAGGTCACCAGGTGCAAACAATCTGCTGGGCGGACCATTCAGTGTGATTTCACCGGACTTGCCAGGGATCACATAGGTTTCCCAGTGCGCCGCATTGCTGAGGTTATTGACGTGAACAAACTCATAGGGCTCTAGTCCAGCGGCTTCCATCATTTCAGGGCCAATGGAGATACTGCCAATGTAGTTTAGGTTTGCATCAGTGACTCTGGCACGATGGATCTTGGATTTGATGAATGTTTTGTGCATACTATATTTAATGTCAACTGGCACCGCTGGGAGGACTCGAACCTCCGACTCTTACCTTCGCAAGGTAATACTCTTGTCCACTGAGTTACAGCGGTATATGGTGGAAGCGGTGAGATTCGAACTCACGGACCCATTTCTGGGCCGTCTGTTTTCAAGACAGGTGCAATCAGCCAGACTCTGCCACGCTTCCATAATTTAACTTTACCATATTGAAACACACTATTGTTAATCTCGCCTGGACCCTTGTGTCAAGGAAACTGAGGATAATGTGTTTGAATATGGTAGACCGGGTGGGATTCGAACCCACGGCTCACGGATTAAAAGTCCGATACTCTACCACTGAGTTACCGGTCTATATTGGTAGGTGCGGTGGGATTCGAACCCACGGCTCTCTGATTAAAAGTCAGATACTCTAACCACTGAGTTACGCACCTACAAGAAATGCAAGGACCGATTTTACAATCTCGGTTATCGCCCGAGACTTCATCCTGGCCTCCGCCCGTTTGCTCCATGTTTTAAGTGCGGAGCCAGGACCTCGTTTCCTGTATGTTCACACTGGTGAAAGAAAAACCCCGGAACCTTTTTGTAGTATCCGGGGTTTGAGTTAACCTAAACAGTTAGATCACTTTTATCCCGGGCTGGCTCCTAGAATATGACGTGGACTCTTAATAAAGAGGCCAGAAGTCATCAACCATGATTGGCTCATGGGTGATAATTTTATGGACTGTGGTTTAAGAGTGTTTGTCATCATGATCGTATGTTAGCAGTATATATCTCTGTTGTCAACCTGTATTTGCCAAAAGGGCAAAAAATTTAAATTTTTTCTTTCAGATTCTGTTCTGCTTCAATTTGACCCAACTTGATTTCATAAATCATGATCAGGCCGTAGACTACCATTGCCGAACAAGCCGCAATGCCTATCCAGGCACCCCAACTTGATGTAATTGCAAACCCAATTGTAGCAACAATGGCCGCGACTGTCAAGAAAAATTTTGCTGTTTCAAAGATGGCTTTTTGCTTGTTGGTCATGGATTTCTCCTAAAAACGTATTGTAGCAGAATTTTAGGCTCTTGTCAACCTACTACTTTTGTAATAGTTTCAACGATAGTAGTGATAGTGTCTATAACGAGGTGCGTAATGATGGTGGTAGTAATAGGGCCTATAATGATAGGTCCTTACCACTGGTGCCACATACACGGGCCTTGGCTCAACATAGCGAATATGTCCTGGATGAGTATGCACAGCACAACCACTCAGGGTAACCAATGCGCCCACTGCCATTAACGCTTTAATGCGGGTAATCATCGGATCCTCCTTAAACTTACCAAAAATATTTATAGCACGAAACATGCCCTGTGGTCAACCAAAAAATAAGCCTGGATTTTTAGGCCCAGGCTTGAAAAATAAAGATTGTTATCTTTATGAGAAATTGACAAAAACCACGGATTCGTTAAAAACCGTGAACCTCATCAGTTGAGTTTTACTGCTTCTGCAAGTTTACGCCAGTAGCCTGTGTGAAACTCAAAGAACTTGTCTAGGCCATCAAAAGCCACGCTTTGTGGTTCACAGTAGTCTACAGCATACGCATCACGAACAGTCTTGGTCTGTGCGGCTTGAGCAAAAACGCCGTGAATTTCCCGGCGCTTGGCGGCGTCAAATGTGGCAGGAACCAGCATGTGGTGACCCACGTTCATGTTGGCAAATGAGTCCTGAAAGCCCTGACGCACCATTGGTGTGTAGCCATTAACAACCTTGTTGCCGGTAATGCCCAACACTACAACCTTACGCTCGGCCCGGGCATTGTCCTTGAGCCACTGTTCGGCTTCGGAAATGAAGCCAATATGGAAGTCAGTTTGTTGGCTGACCATACTCATCATGGCATCTGTGGTGCTCTTGAATGGCACAATCTTGGCATTGGGATACTTGCGCTGAATTTCAATAGCGGCCAAGTGTGTGGTAACACCTAGTCCCGACGTGCCAATGGTCAACGGCTTGTCTGTGGGAACTTCGGTCCAACTCTTAAAGCGTGTTGATGTCACAGCCATTGGGGCCATGCAGTGGACATACTGTTCCTTGAACTTGGTGAGATCATAACTTTCGTTGGGATAAACCACAGGACGCACAAAAAATGCTGTTGAGTGTGCTAGAATTGTTCCTGGTGTATTCAACACAAAGTTAGAAGCAATGGCGCCACCGGCACCAGGCTTGGTATCAAAAACAAAGTTATACTTGTTTTGGATCTTGTTGGCCTCTGCGGCCAGTGTTCTATGATAGTGGGCTACAGAATCGCCTGGACCCCATGCATAGTAAATGGTAATGTTTTCCTTGGTTTGGGCCTGTGCTACTGTGCCCACCAAAGTCATCATTAACGCGGCAAGAAGTTTCTTCATTTAAGTCTCCATTGTTAAAAATCTAGGCTCCTATAAGCCCATGATAGAAGTAATTAACCTTTGAAGACTTTAATATTTTACCGTTTTGTTTGTTCAGCAATCACTCGATAGCCACGACCGGTGGGATGGATGCCGTCGGCACTCATATGGTCTCGGGGCCTAGCAATGATTGTATCGCCATACTCTTGTGCTATACGCACTATAGCCTGATGTGGCACAGGTTTGCGATCCTCACCTGGATCAATCCAGAATACACGTTGACCTTTGATGGCTTCACGCATTTTACGCAGTTCTTGTTCGGTCCGGACACCCTTGTGATCATTGGCACCAAGACTGATAATCACTGTGCGAGCCGGTTTACCCGAAGCCACGTCAAGATAGTCTTTGTTCCACTGCCACGAATTCCAACCTCCACGACTGTGGCTCACACACTCGGGTCTGGCCATTGCTGTGCCCACAGCAATTGAGTCGCCGATGATCAAACACTCTAACATTTTATATCCCCCATTTGGTCATTAAGTCTTGTTCAACCAAAGATATTTCTTGGCTGGTCAATGCCGTATTATACATTTGAATTTCACCAATGCTACCCGCAAACGGCAAAGTTGAATCGGATCGTTGACCAACATAAAAGAAACTGCTGGTGGCAATGTTCAATGCACCTGGTGCTGAGATTGGTGCCAATACACTGGGAACTGAATCAACTCGAGCCTGTATGCGTTGACTAGGCACAAGTGCAATATCAACTATCATGGAGTGAACATGCCAATTGGTATCTGCCAACGATCCAATGCTGTTCCCTCCAGCGGCTGCATAATTATACCTATTGCCCGACAAGCCAAAGCCCAATTGTGTCACAGGTCCTGTCGCAGTTTCACACAATTGTTGATTGGCAATGGTGTTGAATTTGGCAACAACAAACAGTGAAAAGGACTGTGTCAAGGGTGCTGGATAAGGGGTTCCGCGGAGCCTATCAATATTAAACGATAATGCACTAAGACCGTTTTGTTGGTTGGTGAGGTAAGTGGGTCTAAAGTTGATGCCGCCCACATCTGATAAATGACTGCCTGTGTTGATGCGGTTTTGCCATTGGGTAACACCATCTCCATTTTGCCTATTGGGAGGAATGAAATATTGATTTGTTTCTGCATCAAACCAAAATACGTTGGGCGTGGGAGGTGGAGGAATCACGCCGGCTTTTTTTGGTTTATACAAACTGCGAATGTTTCGGCCCAGGCGCAGATAAAAGGTCATTGCAATTCAGTGACTGTGACTCGGCCCACTGTAGACACCTGTAAGATTGCAATTGTTTGCCCAGGATCTATGGCAAAAAATTCAATGGCACCGCCCGGTAACAACATGCTGTTAACTGTTGCCACTGGTGCGGTGCCAAATTCTATATAGGTATCTTGATTGGTGGCGACTCTAACTATCGATACGTTGGCGGAAAACGGAGCAAAAGCCTGACTAGAGCCTGAGGTGGTAAGTGATTGATTCACACCAGGATAATACGCACCTTTGCGAAAAATTAGAGCCGCCATACTTTATTTAGAACAAAATTCTAAAAGAAATATGCGTCTATTATGTTAGTTGCTTAGAACACGCGATACTGCTGTGATCACTGCGGCAATACGACCAATGTCACGAAGTTGTTCTACTGAGTAGCCCGCCTTCTTCAATGTTTCGTAGTGCGCCTTGACACAGAAATGACACTTGCCTACAATACTAGCACTCAAGGCGTATGCTTCAAATCTGTCAGCAGTGGTGCCTCCATGAGTGGCTATGGCATTCATACGCAATTGTGCTGGCAAACCAGTCAATGCGGCATCGTCGGCCATTTCAACATAGGGATACCATACATTGTTCATGGCCATAAGGCTGGCCGCTGTGATTGCGGCTTCGGCTTCTTGACGGTTTTCAATAACTGAATGCAACCAAGTCCAGAACTTGGTGTTGCCTGTGGCAAAGGCAGCGGCCAAGGCCACTGCTTCTGCTACTTCTGGAGCCAAGGTGCTACGTTTGATCACCGCATCAATGTTGAGCCGTGTGTCCTTGGCATAGTCAGGTATGGTTTCTTTGAGTTGATCTACCCAGGCAGTCATTACAGTGTTTCCCCGCCAACTGTGCGGTTACATGCACAGAGTTCGCCAGTCTGCAGGGCGTCAAGCACACGCAGAGTTTCTTCTGGTGAGCGACCCACGTTCAAGTTGTTCACAGTCACATGTTGGATCTCGTTGTTGGGATCAACAATGAATGTGGCACGAAGTGCGGCACCAGCAGGTGCAAAGAACACACCCAGTTGATCAACTAGGCTACGCTCGTCGCGGGCCGTGTCAGCAAATTGGATATGCTTGATTTGTTTGAGATCGCTGTGAGCGGCTTGCCAACTCAGTTTGCAGAACTCATTGTCTGTGCTACCTGTGAGCAATACTGCATCGCGATCGGCAAAGTCCTGGAACAACTTGTCATAGGCCACAATTTCTGTGGGGCATACGAAAGTAAAGTCCTTGGGGTAATACACAATTACCTTCCACTTGCCTTCAAATGACTTTTCTGTGATGGCAAAGAAATCGTCTTTGCCTGGGTTTACGCCGGTGACGGCGAATGGGGCGAGTTTATCACCTACGGTTTTCATACTTTTCTCCTTTAGTAAGCGAGTTGCACAGGCCGATCCTATCTTAGGCATCGGTCCGCCTGTTGAACTTTTAAAGTATAACACTATATACCATAGAAATCAACTAAAAAATATCAAAATTACATTGTATTTTCCAATGGCTATCTTTTATACAGCCTATGAGGATCTGTTAAATATGGCTATGACACTAGAACAGAATTGGGCAATAACACTATGAATACTCCACCAAAACACCTGGCTGAAAAATATCAGCACATCCCCTTTGTTTACTTAGACTTGCCAAAAATTGTGCCTGACGACAATTTTGTAGAGATGTGGATGGAAAACAAACAAGTGGTCAAGCGTCAGCATGCCAGTGATGCGTTTCCTTACTCACCCGAAGAAGCCGCAAAATTAAAATTAGAACGCGGTGACGCCTGGCAAAACGAATGGGACGAAAAAGATGCCAATTTTTATGGCATAAGTCTTATTCCCACCACAGAAGACCTCAAATCACAACGCTGGAGCCAGTTTATCATTGACGGCTATAAAAACTTTCCCAAGTTGATGGATCAAATTCACACTTACTTTCCTGTGAGTAAAATCAAACAAATGCATTGTTGGAGTAATCAAAGACAACTTGGTCTCCACAGAGATGGTTTTGATCAAATACCAGGAGTGCCTACATCACTGAGAGTCATGCTGTATGACAACAATCCAGGACCAACATTTTGGATGCAACAGATTCCTGAGGACAAACAGGGTTGGGGCTACGAAAAAATCACACGCGACGACAGTATTATTAAAACCCTAGACTTGTCTAAGACCCCTGACACCAATAGTTTTTGCTTCAACAACTATAATTTTGTGCATGCCGCTGAAAAAGATCAAGGGCACTGGAAAATTCTTGGTATGTTTAGTTTAGAGTGGGAATGGGCAGGATTTGAACGCCTGGTTGATCGTAGCGTAGAAAAATACAATCACTTGATATAATTGTTTTTTCTCAAACGGTCTACTAGTTCCGTCCAAGGCACCTGTGGGTCAAGTTCTGCTGTGATGTTTACACGGTGTTCTGTGGTGTTGTCTAGATCTAGTCTGTGTGCCAATTCAACATGATTCCAACAAGGGCCAGGATCTTGTTCTGTGTGATCTGGCTCTCCCCAGTTGGCCTCAGGGTCTGACAAGTAACTAAAACCTTTGAGCATCTTGCCGGCCTGAGCATTCCATTCTTCAAAATGACGTTCTTTCATTCTAGCGTCATTGACTCCGGTTTTCCACCAACTGAGTCGTGCTCCATATTGCCCGCGGATTGGCACATTTAATCTGGCCACCATTGGAGTGTTGAATGTCTGTGCATCAACATGGGGTTGTGCAGAACGTGCGCCTTGATGCCCAATAAACAATGCAAACTTTCTTATGTTCAAGCCCAAGCGGTTTACATGACTCTGTATCCGGGCGGTCAATGTCCATGTCCGTAGTAGATCTTGATCCACATTGGTCTTATCAAACTTGGCACCATATTTTTCATGTAGCCTGGCCAATGCTACATTGACCTGTGGCATTAGATGTTGATCAGCCCAGGCTATTTCACTGGCAGTTGCGGTCAAATGCGGAACAGGAATATGGTAATCTAAGTGCATGATCTACTTACCAACTGCCGTCATCGATCCATATTCTCACAGTTAGAAACAGCCAGCCACCTGCCCAAGTATGTTCGCTGGGACCTGACCATTCATTGGGTTCTTGGTGCCCCCAGGGTAGCCAGCGCCAATGCAATGGGTTCAGTGTAAAGATAAAACTTGCGCCGCTGTAGCGTAGCCAATTACGCATAAACATCAACCTTTTGCCCGCGTGGTTGAGCATAAATTTTCAATTGCCCTTGCTGGTATTCGTAGATTCTTTCTTGTTCAGAGTCTTTGCGAGCATGATACGCTCGCATTTCATAGACACGATCTTGATGTGCTTTTAGTTTATTGTCGTAAAAGTCAAGTCTTGTTTCAGTAAACTGCCACCAACGACGCATCATTGCAAAGTAGTCGGTGTTCACTGATGTCATTGGGCTGTCCAGATTTCTATGAATCCTTCGTTGACAGTGGGCATAATAAAATTCTCAATCATGTCAGCAACAACGTTGGCTGGGATTTCTTTTCCCGGTCTGCTATTTAATCTGCGCTCAAGTTCTTGGGCATTGGGTGTAGGGAATACCACTGCAATGTGTTCATAATATGGCAAGGCCTTAAACTTGCGTTGGCGACTGGCTAAAGTAGTAGACGTTTGATCCCAGATAATATTGCGTTCCTGCTCACGGGCATCGATGACTTTTTCCATCATTAGGCCAACGGCAGTGGACATGTAGTCATCAAATACCTCACGATAGGTTAAACCCAAAAACTTGGCCTGCGCTTCCACAAACTCGTCGGTAGAAACTACCACACACTCATGAGCCCATTCTTGATTGGCCAACCAAGTGCTCTTGCCTGAACCTGGAACACCCACCAATTGATAGCAACGCGGTTTCACCACTTGTCAACTCCTGAGATTTCCATCTTGAATTCACCATAGATACCTGGCTTGACTTCAATGTCAAAGATCAAGTATGTGATGTTACCAATGCCAGAGCCTGTGTCCTGCTCAAGCCTAAAACCATGGCAGTCGGGAAACTGATTCATCACAGTTGTGATGGCCAGTAATTCGTCTCTGTTAAGATACATTGTTGTTCTCCTCATAGTTCCAACCTAAAACCTTCATCATCTTGTGCTTGACCATCAAGTTGGGACTGCGATAGTCTTCTGTATCATCAAAACCCATCATTACACCAACTTCACAGACTGCACCTGACCTACATACTCCGGCAACACAATGCACAATTACATTCATGCGTTTGTCTAAGGCATGCTTTAGTAGATTGACCAATTGCTCTGCCTGAACATCAGTGACTTTAAATTCTTCACCGAATGCATCGCCAACTTCAAGGTCAAGAAAATTGAATTGATGCGTTTCTTTGAACTTGTGAAGGGGCGTAGGAAACTCCATGCCAGGATCTACAATCTGAATTAGCATGGAATTTTCTCCTACTGCCACATGATGACCTTTGGGTATATCTCCCAGTGATACATTTTGAATCCAAGGCATAATTAACTCCTAGCGGCGACCTGCGCCAATTTTGTTGCCGTTGCGATCCCACTGACTTTTGTGTTCACGTATTCGTTCACGCAACACAGAAATTTCAATAGGAGTGTAGTCAATGTTTTCTACACTGACATTGTAGTAGGCTGGGTCATCCAATGTCCTATAATGCAAGTGACCATGCACACAGGTCTTGAATCGCTCGGTGACACAATCTGGATGTAACGGAATGTGACTAAGGATCATGTCTTCCAGCACACGGCAACCATAGATTTCCTTGAAGTAGGTCATATACTTCTTGGTATCGTAGATGTCGTGGTTACCACGAATCAGTCGCTTGTTACCATTGAGACGATGCATGATAGGCAATTTCTTTTCGCTCATGACCACATCACCCAACACATAGACCTTGTCTTGTGGGCCAACCACAGAGTTCCAATTTTGGATCAGTGCTTCATCCATTTCGTCGGGATTGTCCCAGGGCCTGAGTTTTGAGCCGTCATCGCGGGTGAACTTGCAGACGCCCGAATGCCCAAAGTGCGGATCAGATATTAAGAAGATGTTCTTCATGATATCCAAATTATACAACAAGAAGTCTGGAATGTCAATAAGTATTTCTATGAAAAAACTACTGTTTACCGCCTGTATGGTCCTGGGCGTATCTACTGCATGGGCCAACGATGTTGAATTTACAGTCCATCATGCTCCTGGTGGTCCTAGCGATAGAACCACTAGACTAATTGCACAAGAGTTGCCGGCCAAGAACTATGTGGTCATAAACAGACCTGGTGCGTCAGGCAAGATTGCCATGAAGCAGTTGATGTCCCGGTCGTCAATGATGGTGGCTACCATGCCGCAGATTTTTGTGACCAATTCATTGATGTTTGCAGATTTAGAATACAATCCAGATCGTGATCTAGAACTGGTTGCTGTGATTGGTGCTATGCCCAGTGTGTTGGTCTGCAACAACCGGCACAACTTCAAAACCTTTGAAGATGTCAAAAATCACAAAAAGCCATTGACATTTGGATTTGCCGGATACGGTAGCAGTGAACACATTGCCACTGCTGTTTTGCTGAGCCAGTGGAGCAACAATCACCTGCCTATTCCTTATGCACAAGGCGGTGCCACAAGTTTGACAGATTTGTTGGGTGGCAACATTGACTGTATGTTTGCCAACTTTCCTTTGGTTGCTGGTCAAATAGGTGATACTTCAAGGATTACTCCTGTCATGAGCAGTCATGAATTGGGATTGGGTATAGCCACATGGGAACAAACATTCCGTCAGCCGTATCCTGTGCAAAGTCACTTGGGCTTGATTGTTAACCGCAACCTAGATTCTAAAATCAAAGAACAAATTCGTCAGGACGTTGCTGTTGCAATTCGTCGTGTGGGATTTGATCAAGACATTAGAAAACTTGGATTGTTTCCTATCTTAAAGATGGATCCTGCCAGCATAAAAGAATCGCTGGCTATACACCAGCGACTGCGTGACTTTGTTGTTAGAAATCAATTGAAGTTGAATTAAGTCATCGCATAAAGACGTTGACATATTTTGGATCCACTACTTTCATAGGACCCATATCATAGTTGTGTAACACTGGCATCAGACCATCTGCACGTTTGGTGTGCTCTGAATAACGCACAAAAGGTTTAAGGTTATCTTCAACAAACTTTAAACCTTCCTTCCATACCTGAAACGCTTTGGTATCCGAATAGCCTACACGGAACCATTGGTCAAATTCAGATTCCCAATCCAGGATTGCTTTTTCTGCTTGGAACCAATTGTTGTTCCAGGTAGTGTAAAGTAGCGTTCTCAAAATAGGCTCATGCACTAGACGATAATGTTTGCCAGTGGCTATTCTGCCGTCCCAATTGTGTTGTTGTTGAGGATTGAGTTCTAGCCAATGTTTGATCATAT